TTCGCATGTCTTCCTACAACATGACTGAAGAAGACGTTAAGGTAAGACGTATTGATGGTGCATCAGACATTCCTACTGAATCACTACCTTCAATGCTACAACTAAAAGCAGGTATGTACACAAACAAGGCAACAGAAAAAGTTAAGAACTTGTTTACCAGTATGTACGATAATATATTTGGATAAATATTAAATTGAGGAGTTATTATGGCTAAATCACTAGAGGCTATTCAGATGGAGTTAGGGTTTTCTCCCTTACCTACTTCACCTGAAACTCCTCAATTTAACAAATACCAAGTACGGCAAGCACAGGCAGAAGCAGAAAAAGATAGTAAGAATTTCTTTCAGCTAGTGGGACAATCACAGTATACTCAGGGTACTGCTGCATCTGCCTACAGATTTTTTGCTCCTGACTTTGATGATAAAAGACCATTTACTCAAGAGGTGGCTACTGAGCTTCTAGATGGCATTGATGATGAGATGCTAGTACAGAAAGTTCTCAAGGCTGGTGAAGAGCGTGGTACAGGTGGTGCTAAGAAAGTTGCACATGAGATTAAGCTAAGTCAAAAGTTATATAGTGATATGGCTAATGCAGGTATGTCAGGCTTTGCAGCTTACATGACATCAGCTTTTCTTGACCCTGTAGATACTGCTGCTGCCTTAGGTATGGCTGCTGCTGTATCTGCTGCAACCCCACCGCTTGCTCCTTTCACTGGTACTGCTACTCTACTAGGTGTTAGAGGTACACAGTTATTTAGAAAGTTTCAGAAAGCCCCAGCCTTATTTGCTACAGGTGCAGGTGCTGCCACAATGGGTGGTCTAGAACTTCTTCGCGCACAGACTGTACATGATATTACTGGTAATCAGCTTATGTTAGCTACCGCTTTAGGTGGTGGCATAACTGGTGGATTTACCAAGTATGGTAGGTATATGCAAAAGCGTAAAGCCTTCCATGAAATTCAACAGTTGAAAGCAGAAGGCAAGCCTCTTAACGTAGAGCAAGAAGCACTTGTAAAACAGTTTTCAGATGATGTGATTGGAGAACAATTTACCAGAATGGTAGATGAGGCTGATGAGTTTAACCTAGACACCCCACGCACTGATGCTGACTTTGATAGTGATTCACTTATAGCTGGTCTTACACGTAAAGACTTTACGGATACGACACCAGAAGAGTTAGCAGAGACATCTAAGCAAAGGGGTAAGTTTGCCAGCGCACGTGGTGTCATTTCTACTATTGTTCAATTAAAAAACTCAGAAGACCCTGTACTTCGGTGGTTGGGTGATGGCCTAGCCTTGAATAGTCTGGGTAACAAATCAGGACGTGAAGTGGGCAGCAATGCCTTGGAACTAAGAGATACGTTAGTATCCTCAACTATACTTAAAGATGCCACAAAATTATCTAAATTGTATGAGACTGCAACTAAAAAGCTTGATGTAAAAGAAACAGACGTAGAGTTTATGGTTGGTGAGGCTATGCGTAATCCTAACGCTAGGGTAATACCTGAGGTTAGAGAGATAGCTAACATGTATAGTGCTAACATGGACAGAATGTTCAAGACAGCAATCGAAGCTAATGCTGCTGGTTTTGTTCCTGAGATGTTTGGTAAGATACAAAACTATTTACCACGTATTGTTAATAGGCAACAAGTTTCAATACTACGTTTCGGCAATCAAGGCCAAGCCGCTAAGTTAAGCGACAAGGCTGACGGAGATATTAACGATGCCTTCCTAGATTTAGGTGAGGCAGCTATTCGTGGTGGTCAGCCAGACATCGAACTAAATATGGCTAAAGCACTTAAAGCTAAAGGTAAACCTGCTGGCCCTAAAGCTGTCAAAGCTGCTATTACACAGCTTGCACGTGGTTACATGCGTACTCTACTCAACCCAAAGAATAACAACATACGTAAACTTGGAGATGGGTTAGCTAGTGAAGATGAAGCACGTCTAGCACTAAAAGATTCAGGTGAATTTACGACAGAACAAATAGATATTATTCTTGAGGTTGCTGCACAGACACCAAAGAAAGTTAAAGGTAATCCACGTGCTAGGCATCGTATGCAACTAGATGAGACTGCTGAAGTTTTAGCTAGAGATGATACTGGTAACATCTTTACTCTTAGGTTTGTAGATTTACTAGAAACAAATGGTAGAACCCTGTATGAAAAATACTTGTTTCAGACAGCAGGTGCTGCATCTTTAGCTACTAACGGTATTGATACAAACAAGGTAGGTTCAGGCTTTAACACAATTATTGGTAAGATAAAAGGTGGTGCTGATGCTGATAAGGTAGCAAAAGAAATTAGGTCTGCTGAGTTTCTTTATGATAGTGTAACAGGTAGGCTACCATATAGAGAAGACTGGTCATACGGTACTCGTAGAGGCTTTAATAGGTTTAGAGAAGTTAGCTTTGCTGCTAACATGGGCATGGCAGGTATGTCAGCCGTTATGGAACTTACCAACGTCTTGTTTGAAACATCTACTAAGACACTGCTAAAGACAGTACCGCAGCTAAACAAGTTAGTTATTGATGCACGTACAGGGCAGTTAAAAAACAAAGCTGCCCATGAGATGATGGTATTTACTGGTACTGGTGGTGATGGTCTTATGACCAAAGTTACATCAGTGCGTAGTAGAACTGAGGGTTCTATCTTTGAAGAGTACGGTACTATTCAGGGTGATATAACACAACTTGACGAATGGTTAGGCAAGGCTCGTATCTTTGTATCAGTAGCTTCTGGTCTACAAGGCGTGACTGATATGCTACGTAGGTTATCTATGTACAACTTTGCTACAGAATGGCAAGCAAAAGCTGTTGGCGGTAAGCTACCCTTCTCACGTATTAAACGTGAACAGATGGGTATTGATGATGCTATGGGTGTAGCCATAAACAAGGAGATACAGAAGTGGGCTGAAATAAACCCACAGACAGGTGTTCTTGATGTACTAAACCTACAGAAGTGGGGGTCAGACGTAACAGGTGCAGAGAGAGCCGCTGCTTTGGAAGCACGTAATGTGTTTCTTCGTGCTGCCAGACGTGAAGCTACTCAGTCTGTACAAGAAGTGAACAACGGTTCTGTAAATTACTTGCTTCGTAGTGAAGTAGGTAAATCAGCATTTCAATTCTTGTCGTTTCCTATGGCCTCTTTAGAGCAACAAGCAGGACGCTTGGCTGTTAGAGCAGCTAACGGTGATGCTGTAGATGTAGCTAAAATCTTAACATCTGCTGCTGGTTTAGGCATGCTTATGTATACTGCTCGTACACATCTAAATTCTTTAGGACGTAGTGACAGAGATTCTTACGTAGAAAGACAAATGCAAGCTGACCGTTTTTGGCTTGGTTCTTTAGGTCAAATAGGTTCAGCATCTTTGTTTGCTTATTTGTACCAAGTATCAACAGGCATCCTAGATGGACAAACAAAAGGCCTAACACCTGCTGTTGCCTCTTGGATAGTCAGTGGTGCTGCTGGTGCAAAAGACTTAGGAGAGATGATAGCTGGTGATGACTTAACAGAAAACGAACTACGCAGTCTGTTAAGAATTTTACCGTTTAGTTCGCTATATGGAGCAAGACAATTAATCAACGGTGCTGCATCTATGGCAGACTAACCTAAAGTTACATCATTAGATAGATATAGGATAAGAAATGGCTCTTTCATATCAAAATTACCAACCAACAAACAATACTACGGATACCTTTAGTATCCCTTTTACATTCACTGCTGAATCTGAGATTAGTGTAACGGTAGATGGTGTAGCTCAGACAGGTCTAACTTTTCCTTCTACTTCTAGCGTACAACTAACATCTCCTGTTGCATCTGGATCACTGGTACAAGTCAGACGTACCACAAGCTTGGCATCACGTGCAGTTGACTTTGCCTCAGGCTCAGTTCTCACAGAAGAAGACTTAGACAATAGTGCTATCCAACTCTTTCACGCTTCTCAAGAGGCAGTGGACAGGGTTGGAGACACTATCGGTCTTGACACAACTAATCGCTGGGATGCAGGTAATAACAGGATCATTAACGTAGGTACACCTACATCCAATACGGATGCAGCTACTAAGTCTTACGCTGACGGTATTTCAACCGCAGCGGCAGCAGCAGCAGTTACCGCCGCCAATGCAGCAGTTACAGCAGCGACAGGAAGTATCATTCCAGATGCTACCAAGCTGGCTATTCACCCCATTGGCTCGCAGTACACACTGTCAGACGGTACAACGACTGACTACTCAGCAAAACACTATCAGGATGCTGCATCTACTTCAGCTACTAATGCTGAGACAAGCGAAACTAATGCAGGAACATCTGAAACTAACTCTCAAAACTGGGCAGTTAAGACAGATGGTGAGGCAGTAACAGGTCAAGGCTATTCAGCCAAGGCTTGGGCTAGTGGTGGCACAGGTATCACTGATACTGCTGGTGCTGGTTCTGCTAAAGATTGGGCATCAGATACAACCAACCAAGTAGACGGTACTGAGTTCTCAGCCAAAGAATATGCAATTGGCTCACAGGCAGCAAACCCCAACGGTTCTGCTAAACAGTGGGCATTAGGTGGTGGTGCTAGTTACGCAACCAATACCACTATAGACGGTGCAAACTACTCTGCTAAGTACTACGCCGAACTAGCAGCCTCTAACTTTGATTCATTCGATGATAAATTTCTTGGGGCAAAGTCTAGCCCACCTAGCCTAGACAATGACGGAAACGCTTTAATTGATGGTGCTTTGTACTATGACAATGTGGGTAAGTACCTTTCTGTCTATGATTTAGGCACAACAACGTGGAACCCGATACAAGCTGGCGCATCTGCTGGCTTCGCAATCGCAATGGCAATCGCCCTATAGAGGATAAACTATGGCACAGAATTTTAGACGATATAAGCTACAGGGCGTAGGCACTTCGGCTGCTGATATACCTAATGGCACAGACTTTGACAGTTTCGATACCATCGTAGGTATCCACATGACTAACACTACAGTTAACGCAATCACTGTGGACTGTTACATTACAAATGGCGGCACTGACCACTACCTCATTAAAGGCGCACCAATCGCTGCTGGCGGTGCTTTGCAGCTTCTTGATGGCGGCGCAAAGGTAGTCGTAGCAAGCGGTGACAGACTGCATGTAAAATCAAACACAGCAAGTTCCTTGGATGTGTGGGTATCTGCTGTTGACGCAATTAGCACGTAAGGGAGAGAGACATGGGTTACATTGGTAATCAGGCTGTACAAGGCTACAGCAGCATCCCTGCTAAACAAGACTTAACAAGTGCCACAGGTGGGACACTAACACTTACCCACGCTGTATCTAGCCCAGAGGCTATTGACCTGTATATTAATAACGTCCGTCAGGAGCCTACTGAATCATACGATGCAGCAGGTACTACAGTTACCCTCAATGGTTACACTGTAGCAGCAACTGATGACATTTACGTGGTGTATAATGCACTAGCATTGCAGACATCTGTACCCCCTGATGGTTCTGTTACATCAGCCAAGCTAGACCCTAACCTTGTATTAGGCGGCGGTAGCTTTCTTGGAGACAGTGGTGGGGGTACGGCAGACATCTTTCGTGTACATGAGGATGAGTTAAACACAGACATTACTGTGGCGGCTAATACCAATGCTCTGTGTGCTGGCCCACTAACTGTAGCAACAGGAGTTACTGTAACTGTAAACGGTAATATGGTGGTAGCATGAGTGACCTAAGAGTAAACACAATCAGTGCAAGTGATGGCACCAGTCCAGTCACGCTGACTAAGCAAGAGGCAATAAAAGCGTGGGCATCTTTTGACCAACATTCAACTGACCATCCTATTTATTCTAATTCTTCACTTAACACCGCATCAACCTTAGATGTGGGGGCTGGTGTTACAAAGATTTCTTTTACAAACAGTTTTAGCAACGCAACGTATGGTGTAAGCGGGTGTACTCAGGCACAAGACACAAGCGGAACTATTTTTACCATTTGGGGATATAGCACAACTAGCAGTCGGCAAATGACTACTTCTGATTTCCATACAGATTTTAGAAGTAGTGCCGGTTCTGGTACAGATAGTGACTATGTTGCTTATAATGTTTTAGGAGACTTAGCATGAGTGAGATAAAAGTAAATGCCCTCACTGGCAAGACAACTGCTAAGACAGTCACAGTTACTGTTGGTGCTACTGCTACGCAGTCTCTGGAACAGGGTTTGGCGAAGGCGTGGTTTTATACAACAGATAAAACGACACACGTTTTAGATAATTCATTAAACATTAGTACAATTACTGACAATGATGCCGGAAGGCCAGAAGCAAACTTTATTAATAATTTTAATAATACATCTATAGTTGCCGCTGGTGATGGGGGATATAACAGATTTATAGGAAGTTACACTACAGATGGTGGTATAACTACTTCAAGTTTTGCTCACATTCTGCTTTCAAGTTCTGGCAGTATTGGTGATGTTGCCTCTACTGGTGTTGGTTTAGGTATACAATATAACGGAGACTTAGCGTAATGGCAGGTAAAATTGTAGCAGATACGCTGGAACACAGCACCGCTGGGTCAATCGCCACGAACTATGTTGTGAATGGTAGCGCAAAATGGTGGGTCAATGCTGACAACAGTGGAACGCACGAAGTGCAAGGCAGTTTTAACAACAGCAGTATTCTTGATGATACGTCAGCAAAAACATCGTTCTCTTACACAGCAAATATGAACGATGATGTGTATTCAGTGCCACATGGCGGTCACTATGATGATACAAACAGAACCAGTATGTATTTTTCTTGTTTCAACAATCTTTCAACATCCGGTGTAAAATGCAACACAGGCACATACATTAGTGCAAATACAGCGAGTGAGATTGATTTGATTTACGCCGCTGTATTTGGGGATTTGGCATAATGAATACACCAGAGTTTCAAGGCACCCACCTGTTTGACCGT